GAATTTTCATGCCCGAGTTTCCAGTTGCCGCTCAAACTAAACTTTTCAATTAATTGTTGTTCGTTTAAATTTTGGAACGACTCGCCAATATTTAAAATTTCTTCAACAGTGTTGCTAGAATTTATTTTGGCTAAAATATACATTTTTTAATTTAGTGGTCCTATTCTCACCCCGAGCGGGTCTTCTGACAGCGTAACTGATATGTCGTTTACGTTTTTATAAACAAACGTATGCTGCCATTGGGGCGCATAGAAATATTTATATTGATTGTATATCTTGGGAAACTTGTACTGAAATTTTCTATACCCTTGCCTTGCAATCAAAAAGTGAAGAATGCATCTCGCTTCAGCGTCAGATATTCCTTTAAAATCTAATTTAAAGTTTTTTAGAGTATTCGAGTGCAGGCCAAAATTAGTTCGCCTTGTAAAAGAATAAGGTAATTCGCTTTTTATTACTGCAGTTTCTTTAGAGATTTGCGACGAATAAGTGGGCTGAAATTCAAATTCGCGCGTCCACTTTTGACTGTTGGGTATAGTATTCACCACTCCGATTGCGCTAGAGTTATCGCATGTGAAAGCTCCAGTGCAGTAATAAAAAGAATCATATAAATTACCCGTGTTGCTCGGGAAAGTTGCATTTCCAGTGTATCTTACAACGTCATATTTTGAATAACTTGTAAATTGCCCGCCCGCGCCAGAAACCCAATCGCCCCTTACATTGCTTCCAGTTATTAAAGAATTATTCCAATTTAGCAATGTTGAAATTTGATCGGTGCTAGCGCTAACATTAACGTTGTGCAAATCATTTTCATTGTAAGTGTTATCGATCGTATTTACAAAGCAGTTAAACGGTTTGTATATTTGAGCCGCATCTGTGTATAAAAACGACCCAGTTCCTTGCAAACCTTCAAAAAACCCAAGAATTTGCCTAGCTTGTTCTTGTTTGCGATTTTCAAACGGCATTGATATTTGCATTTGCAAATGATTTAAGCCTTTTGGCATAGTGTAGATATAATTATCTATCGCTTCAAAACTAGACAATTCTGAACTAAAAGAAACTTGCATTCCATACGAAGGAGTAAATGTGAACGACGCGGGAATCGTTCCTGTAACATTTTGATCTCTATCGTAGAAAAATGACATTATAAAAATCCTTGATAATTAAGGGTCATCATCGCGTCGTCAGTTGCTGAAGAATTTATTGTTTCTCCTATCAATTCCATATTCGACATTGTGAAGGTTGCTAATGAGCCTATAGTTATACTAATATTTCTTTTGTTTGAATCAATAATATAATCAAAAAGTCTTTTCGATTCGTAGTCGTCGATTCCCAAAGAAAATTGAGCGGTTACCTTGTAAGGCCGCGAAGTAACAACTTCCATTGGCGAGCTACCCGTTGGGAGGTAAAACGCTTGCCTATTGCACTCTACGTTGTATGTAAAAGACTCTATTCTGTTAGTGCCTGTGCCGTCGCATTCAATTAAAATATCTTTTGGCCTTACAACCTTTAAGGTGCCAGTTTGGCTCGCTGTTGTTGAAATTAATCCACTCCCAACGTTGCCATACAGTGAAAAGTCAGCGCTTAAACTTGGGAAATTCCCAACTGCGCAAGATACGGAAAATGAATTTAAATAACCAGAAGTGAAGCCGAAACTTGTAGAAGAAGAATTATAAAACAATCCGCCGCTGATTGCTGTTGTTCCCGTGAAATTTAAAATCAAATCATTTGGCGAAAGATACTTTTGTATGCTTAAAGATGATTGGGGCGGGCCAGAAGTGAATGTGCGAAACTTATTATACCCGATTACATTTAAATGATCAACGGGCAAGGAGTAGCCGAAATTAACGTCAGTGACTCCGAAAATCTTATAGCCACTGAGAAAAACTTCAGCATCATAATTAGCTGTTGATAATTTTGCCATTATCTAGTTCTAAGAGATCCTCCTAAACGCTTTTCTTCATTTAAGGTTTCCATTACTACCATCTTGATCTTCTCTGACATTTTCTTGTAATCTATGCCGCCCTGACTTGAATTTCCTTGAGTTTCTGTTTGCGAGGTTTGGCCAGTAACATTGATATTAATGTTGACATCGCCCATCCCTTTAACGTTAGAATCTGTTGTAGTAGTTGGGGAGGAAGGTGCGGCTTCGCCACCATCCGCGAATCTTGGAGCGCGACCTTGATTCATTGAGTCGAGAAACTGTTTGCCGTACTTGCGAGAAGCGCCGCGATTCATAACGTATTCGCCGCTCATTAGCATAGCTTGGATATCGTCTGTTGGGCCACCTGAAGCGTAGCGGCGAATCATGCCGCCGTAAGCTTGACCCGGCATTTTGAAAGGCTGGGCTCCGCTTAAAAATTGTGTTTTACCAGCGGCTTGACTCATCAAATCGAGTTTTGGTGCTCCACCCGCTGCGCCCGCTGCGCCTATTTTTGCTGGAAAAGCCTTACCAACTCCATAACTTAGCGCAGCCCCCGCAACAGTTCCTATCATTTGCCTCATCAAAGCTTTCTTTTGTTGCTTTTCCGCCTCTTTCTGCTGTTTTTCAAAATCAGATTTATTTTTTAATATATCAAAAGCTTGAATTTTAGCGCCGCGAACTTCTTGATTAATCGTGTCGTCTCCTAATAAAGCGTACCTAGATAATTTTTGGCTTTCGTCTTCAAGATTAATGAACGCGGAACTTCTATTGCCTTTTAAAACATCTGTTGCTCCGCTTGTTGTTGATTGATTTGCGAAAGCTCTCAAAGCATCATCCCCAGAGATCGCTCCTCCTCCACGAGTTCCGGGAACAAACATTCCTCCACTATTCATTCTTTCAAGATTAGAAGCGCCGTATTTTTGCACTGCTGATTTTCTCATTACGAATTCGCCACCAGTGAGCATCGCGGGAACATCGTCACGATAGCCGCTACCTCCGCTTACAACGCCACCTTTTGCCATAGGTATGCCCATTTTTATACCTATTGAACTTGTTATGTTATTGGCCGCATTTTGCAAAAATGCGTTTTGCATTGTTTTCAAAAAGCCCATAGCTACATTTTGCAGAGCGGCTCCAAGGTCATCTGTTTGAGAAATCGCCGCGCCCATCGCATCTCTTAAACCATCTCTAAATCCAAGAGTAGTACTGTAAGAAAAAGCTTCTTTGAAACCAGAAATTTCTTTGTCTATTTCGGTTAGTGCTCTAACTGCACCAGCGCGAGCAGGAGATTTTTCTCTCAATCTTGCTAATTCAACTGTATAAGTTATCTGCTCTTTAAGCTGTTTAATTGCTATATCCCTATATTCTTGCTGAATAGCCAATTGCTCTGAATGTTTTTGATCGGCGTCTTCCATCGCCGTCGCCGACTGGTATAATTGTTTATCTTGTGATTCTGATTCTGTTCCCACATAGCCTTTTTCATTCATATACGCTCTCGCCTCATCTAATTTATTAGTCTTGATTAAAGTGTTTAATATTTTCACTTCTTCAGCTCCTAGCATAGTTAATGAGCTAGCAGCTTTTGAATAAGAATCTTGCCTTGCTCTATTCGCTTGTTTTACTTCGTTATCGTAAGCCCTTTGTATATTTCTAGTTTCTGTTAGCGTCGCTAAAAGCGCATTAGCTTCGACAAGTTTTCTCTCATCTGTTGCGCTAGCAAATGGTTTTCTTGAAATTTCATTTTCTATCTTTACGACTTTTTCTCGCGCCAATAAATCTTCTTTGCCTTGAGTTCCAGCAGTTCGAATATCTTCCATTGATCTAGAAAAATCTAATTGCGATTCTAAACTTTTAGCGTAAATTTCCGCTAATTTAACTCTTTCTTGATCTATCCTTAAACCCTTTGTTTTTTCTTTCGTATCGTAATCGCTACTTTTTGCCGCATTATTATTTTCTATTGTTCGTTTTTGAGTTAGCTTCAATATTTCTTTTAAATTATTTAGCCCTATTGCATCCAAACCCTCAATTGTCTTCGCAACATTTTCGAGATCTTTTCCCGCTTCTAATTGGGCCATTAAACTTTTAAGTTTCTCTTCACTCACTGTAGCTAATTTTTTATCAGCAACTTGTTTTAACGCATCTTCTAATATTTGTTTTTGCACATCAAGGCGTTTATATTCTATTTCTTTCAGTACTTGTTGATCTTGTATTTGATCTCTTTGAGCCTGTGTATATAAACTTGCATTTTTTATAAACTCGGCTTGCGCATCCGTTCTTAATTTTTGAGTTGTTACGAAACCATTTGAAGCGGCAATTTCAATGTCACTAATTTTTGTCACTAACGCAACTCTTTGCTTTAATTCTGAAGTGAAGGTCGCTTCGGCTATAATTTTCTCTTTGCCCCTTCTCACTTCTGCCTCTTGATAAGCTTGTTGTTGAACTTGCAGCGCCTCTTGAATAGTGGTTTTCTCTTTTAAAGCTGCCGTAATAGCTGGATCAAATTGCGGTCCTACATCCACAGGAAATGGCGAGATTTGGTCCATTGCGCCACCCGTCGATTGCATCAAAGAGCGCGCCCTTTTATTTTCTTCTAATTGGGCGGTTTGTTTTTCTAACGTTAAGTCCTGTACTGCTTTTGCCGAAATCCAAAGTTCTTCTCTCTTCTTTTGCATCGCCTCTTGTTCGTTTGCAGAAGTAGCGTCTATCGATCTTAGTTTTAGTTCAGCTGCACTTTTGCCTTTTTGTTCGTATCCAGCGTTTTCTGCTGCCTTTGATTCTTGAACTGCGCTATAAATACCAATGCCTGCTCCAGCAATCATTCCCGCTGGTCCTAGAAATCCAGCAAGTTTTCCAAGCTTTCCCGTCATCCCCTTCAAACCATCCCCGAGCATTCCTCCTATTGCACCATAACCAGCTACGGAAGCTCCTATTTGAGAGAATGCAGTAATAGCTTTCGCTACAGCGCTATCAGTTTGTTTAAATGTTGATTGTAATGTGCTTGTCACTATCTGCAAGCCAATAAACCCAGCCATCAATTTATTTGTAGTTAATAAAGATTTATCATCTTGTTGTTTCGGGGTTATGCTTGACGCAGGTCCAGCTTGTACGGCTTGTACGGCTTGTTGTGGGCTTAAATTTGCTCTACTTTTGATATCCGCTTGTTCAGATAAATACGCTGAGATTTCTGAGTTGCTCGCTGGCTGATTCGTACCGGACCTTATCCACGTTCCTTTAGAATTTTGAAATAGTTCTCTAGCAAAATTCGGCACCCGTCCATTCGGCTCATCTCTTGTATTAATAACCGCAAATCCATTTGGATTTTGTGAGTTTTTTAATTTGCCATCTTTTGTTACGCGAATTTGGCTTGGGTCTAACCCAGCAGCCATTTCGCGTTGAATAGCATCTTCTAATGGACCACCTTGAGCGAAATTTGGGATGTAACCAGAAGATCCTCTTATAGTCGCGCCACTTGGAAGCCCGTTCTTCAACAACTGATTTGGTCCTAGTCGAAGTTTACTCAAATCTACTTTTTCAAATACGTTTTTATCTTTTTCTAAATATCCAGTTTCTCCTTTTGTAAAATAACGAGCAGCTACATTTGTATCTGCTATTGTTGGCCGCTTTTGCGAAAAAGCTTCGCCGCCGCCTTGTACTTTAGAAATTTTTTCTGCAATTTTATTTAAATTTGGCTCAAGCGCATTATTTTTCGCTTCTAAAAACTGTATGCTTTTCGGTATGCTGAATATTCTTTGCAATTCTGGGTTATTCTGGAAATCGAAAGTGGATATGGTTGATCTATCTTGACTATCTGTAAAATTCTGATCGCTTAATAACGAAGCTATTGAGGCTTCAAATATAGAACCAACAAACGATTCTATAGCTCCTTTGTTTTGATTTGCCTGAGTAGCTTTTTCTGCAACCCCTTTAGTGTCCGTAGATAAATCTGGATCGAAAGCTTTAGCGTAATCCGTAGCAGCTCTAATTGCTAAATTTTTACTCGTCCTAACGACTTCATTTCTGATGTCATCTATATTCGCTTTTGAGTTTGCGCCTGAACCAGCATAAACCATTGGGAAGCTGCGGAGCTTTCCATTTTTGTCTTTTCCTTGTTGTATTGAAGGTCCAGCCTCTTTATTCGGAACAATTCCAGCGTATTGCCCTGTAAATTCTGGAGCTTTTTCATTGGCAAAATTTGGAATATATCCCCCTGCCCCGCGAATCATTTCAAAATTTTTCGCGCTACTTTTTACTTTTGAAATAAAATCAAATTGATTAAGAGGAGCATACATTGACCCTGCAATTTGTTTTTCGCTTCTTAAATCACCTTCTTGCGGGCCAGCATCAATTCTTCCTCTTCTCCGAGAAAGAATATCCATATTGCCCGCATATAAATATGAAATTTTTCCGCCTGATAAATTTACAGCATCCGCAATTTGCTGAAAGTTTTTGGACATTCCGCCGTCTTTTGTTCTCGCTGCGCCAGAAAGAATATCAACTTCAGTAGCGTCGGCTAACTGATTAGGGTTAGTTATGAAAGAACCAAGCGAAGCGCCGTATGTTGATTTGCCAGATCCAGCGGGACCAACTATAAGATTCTTTTTAGCTTTCGACGCTAATATAGCTTTTAATAAAGAATTTTTATCAGGCTCAATTCTGTCAGCATCGTAAACGTAACGATTGAAATTTGGAACGTAGCCCCCTGCTGCTGAAATCTTTTTCGCGCCCGCTGGCAACCCGTAAGCTCTTGCCATGTCTTGATTAAATACGGCAGAGCCTCCGTTAGCAAAATTCGGCACAACGTATTCGCTCGTATTTGCAATCATTGTGCCGCGTTTGCCGCCGCCAAAAGCAAAATTAGGAATAGAAACTACTTTAGAAGATGAACTCGCCCCGCCAACTCCTCGACGAACATCCGCAGCTTCTTGAGATGGAAGATAACCTCCAGCGCCACGTTTTTTGACTTGCCCGCTTGTTGCGCTTAATCCGCCCGCCATTAATCCGGGAGTTACTGATGAGGCGATACTCTGAACTTGTTGTAAAGCGGTTAATTGACGGTTATAAACGCCCAACAAATACTCTTCTTGCTTTGCGCGATTCCCGCTCAAAGCCAAAATGCTCGCCATTACTTCTTGATCTCTAATAAGAGTATTAACCACTGCTTGTTCAAGAGCTTGGCGCTCTCTAACTTGTTGATTGATTCCTAAAATTGTTTTTAAAGATTCAACGCCGAATTTCGCAATATCGGTTGTAAGCTTTACAAATATTGCAGCTAGTATAGGCAAACCAACAGTAAAAAATACATCAGAAATGCCTTTGATTAATCCTTTAGCTATGTCTCCACCAACACTTTCTGAGCTTAAAAGCTTGTTGAAACTATTAATAAGATCGCCTACAAACTTTAATAAAGTTGCTAAACTCTCAGTAACGCCAATTTCAGATAGCTTATTAAATAATTGAGTTACCGAAACTGTTGTGTTATTAATCTGAGCTGCAAGTGTTTTGTTAAGCTCTATTTGTCTTTCATAAGCTTGGTTGCCAGCTCCAGCTGACACCTGCACAGCTTGTCCAAATTTACTATTAGCGTCGCCTAAATCATTAAGCAAAGCAGACAAAATGTTAATGTTGTACTTACTAGCAACTGCCTCAAGAATTTGAATTTTTTCTCCTCCTGACAAACCCTGCATTTTTTTCGAAAGCTCTTCTAGCAAAGGAATAGCCCCCTTTAGCTGACCTTGAGCGTCCAAAGATTCAACTCCAACATTTCTTAAAGCTTGAACAGTTTCGTCGCTTCTTAGTCTAGTGAAAATTGTTTTAAGAGCGTTGCCGATAACAGCGCCTCCACGCGTTGTTCTTTCTTGAGCGACCGTAACCGCAGCATTTAATTGGTCAAAATTAACTCCGACCTCTTGAGCAATTGAGCCCGCACGCGCGAGACCTTTAGCAAGGTCTTCTGCCGAAACAGCAAATTTAGTGTCAACCGCAACTAGCTTATTAATAATCTGAGCAGTTGTAATTCCAGTTTCGATAAATGAATTTGCTGCGGCAGTTAAAACGTCAACCGCTTCCGAGGCGCTTAACGTTGTGAACCTTGTTAAAGTTAAAGCGTCGCTCGTTCTTTTTAAAGTTTGCTCTACAGTTAAGCCTTGACGCGAAAATTCAAGAGCAGCTTGAGAAGCTGTTTGAAATGTTTGGCCAGTCGTTTTTCCAATCTCAAAAAGCGAATCTCCAAACTTTGATAATTCTTGCCCACTCTTTCCGCTAATAGCTCCAATGTCAGCAAGCGTTTTTTGCACTTCGATTCCCGTTTGAACTAGAGTCGAGAAAGCGTTTTGAACGCCATTAATAATTCCCACCGAAGCTCCGAAAGCTAAAACGCGAGCATTCGAAGCTGCAATTGACTTTTCAAACTCGGTCGCGAGGCCGCTCACGCGCCCGAGAGGCTGCGCTAAATTTTTAAACGCAGAAGGATCAACAGAAGCGTTGATGTTGATTGTGCCAACATTTTTAACCGCTTGTTGAATAGAGGCTTGCAAGCCAGACTGAACTACTGGAATTGATATACCTTGTGCCATCCTTTAACCTTTTGAGATATTTACACTCAAAAGTTAGCCTTCGCCATGTAATTTCATAAGCTCTTCCATAGTCATCGTTTTCTTTCCTTTCATCACCTCGTTGATAGTTTTAGATCCCGGCGTTTTCATTTCTGCCATTTCTTCTTTTGTGGCTCCGAAAACAGCTTCTCCGCTAGCTTTATCTTTGTTCTTTTGCTTACCTTCGAAGTTCTTTTTAGCTTTTGACCTGTCTGTATATTCGAAAAGCTTGTCTGGATTTTGTCTTATTTCGTCTGGAATGTTTTCTGTAGTCTCAAATATATTTTTAAATATCTTTCCGTAAATAGTAACTCTAACTTGAAAATCAGTAAGCTGAACCATTGGCTTACCCCAAAACTGCATCGGCTGATCTAAAACAAGATAATACGGATGGAAAAAGTCCAACAATGAAATTTTTTGCAAGTTGTAATCTTTAAACTCGCTCATGTATTCATTAAAAAACAAAATATACTCGACCAAATCTTCATAAGTCATTTCTTCAAATTCGGACTCAGAAAACACGCGCTCTTTAAAATTTTCGTCTTTGAATAGAGATTCGTATATAACGTAATCACTCGACCTGTTGCTCGCGTACTCTTCTGCCGTTTTGCCAATAATGTCTTTTCTATCGGAGATTTTTTTAACTAACTTTTGGCGCTCTTCGTCAATCTGCTTATTGATCGCCTCTATTTCGAGCTTACGAATAAAATTCTTTTTAGTTAAAATTAACCGATCAATGTACTTGTTTAAATCAGTTATTTCATCTTCTTCTTTTTGAGACCAAAAACCTTCTTCAGACGCTTTTTTTAAAGCATCGTCTTCTGAAAGAATACCTAAAGATAAAGCATATGCTAGATACTCTTGATAACGATAATCGAAAAAAGCTTTTTCATTTACCCCGAGGTGCTTAATAAAAATAGAGCTACCCTTGAATTTCTTCTTGGAGTAGCCCTTTACAATTTCGTTGAACGTTAAGAATAGTTTACTGCTGGTCAAACTTTCCTGTTTCGATGTCATCGTCTAGCTTTTTAAAGTCTTCATGTTTCGCATTTTTACTAAAGAACCAGAAGGACATAAAGGTTGCTAATTTACGATAAGCCTTTTTATAAATTTCATTTTCGTCTTCGTCCATTTGATGCAAGCTTTCGAGCTTCTGTTCTGTTGTTGAGCCTTTAAACATTGGCTCGATATTTCCGTCAGGGATAAATTGAGAATGAGCCATGTGCAAACAGAACCAGCGAATAACATTATTTTGCGCAATGTTATCAGCTGTGTTGTCGAACAGCGATCTGTAACTCGACTCTACTTGAACCATTCTCATTCTAAGAGTTGTGATTTCGCTAATCACTTTAGCTTCAGCTTCTCTATCAAGTTCATTTTTCGAATTTAATCGAAGTATGTCATTCTCTAATTGAGTAATTTTATTATAAAGAGCTACCAGTTCTTTAGCGTCGTCTTCTGATAAAACGCCGCCAGTATCAGTATATTTTTTAGTTAACATGCCCTTTGTCAAAATGCCCTTCTTAATGCAGTTCGACATTTCGATGCTAAATTGCAGTTCAGCGTCCTCAAGATTTTTACGAGAAGGCTGCTTGATAATGATCTTTACAGGCACGTCTTCTTTGATCTTTTGCGTGACGGTTATTGTTTGACCGTTCTCCTCTTTAGTCTCGGTCTTTTCAACTTCCTTGTTTACCTTGATTGTGTAGCTAAATAGTTCTTTCATTGTTTAAATGTATGATGGAATTCTACTCTTGAGCTATCCATTTCAGAAACAATCTTTCGGATAGCTTCATTTCCCATATCTAAAACGCGCTTTCTATAAAGCGTCATTTTTTCTTCGTCTAGGTAATGGGCCTGTTTCACAACTGGTTTAAATGAATCTGGAGCGGAGGAATATAAAAGAGCAAATTGCCTATCATGTTCATGCTTAATGTCTTCCAAAATGATAAGCATCCTCTTGAATAGATCAGAGGTGTTTACCTTTACCCTATCGTTAAAATATTCCTTGCCAGTCATGCCTTTTACCTTAATATATAATACTTTAACTATAGAAAGTGTAAAGTAAAATATGGCGACTTCATATATTTCTGACTCCCAGAAATCTTTTATTAACTCCGCAATGGATAACATCCATGAGACATTTGCGCGTGAAATTACTGTTATTATGAACCCAACAGTTGTAGTAATTTCTACTTCTCCATCATATAATTACTTCTATAAGAGAGATTTAGACAGAACGTCATACAGCGAATTAGAACCGAAGTCATTTAAATTTAAAGCTAGAATTAAATATATTTCAAATCATCAAGACGTGTTTCCGGGAGCTACAGCGCAACAAAAAATTATTTATCCAACAGGCTCCGTTAAAGTTAAAGTTGAATACGACGCTTATATTAAACTAAAAGAAGCTAGAAAAGTTGACCTTGATGGCCGCAGATACTCTATCGTTTCTGATTATAAGCCTAATGGCATATTTGGCCCACAATACTACTCTTTCTTATTGTCTCCGATTGACGAATAATTTATGGCGTTTGCATTAGATAAGTCAGTTAAAAGGCAAGTTGCCCAACTAATCAAAGACGATTTTGACAAGAGAATCCAAAGATCTTTTAATAATATTAAATCAGCTATGATTACAGAGCTGATGAATCACCCTATAACCAAAGAAATTCAAGACGAAACAGGATCAAATTCAAGTGGCACTTTGGGTGGATACGGTAATTTATTTTCATTTATTGGATTTGATGCTGGCTCCGCCCCTATTGATGCAATTAAACAAGAGTTTGAAAAAACAGTTATCCAATTTAGTCAGTTAAGTGATGATGGCCCAATTTGGAACATTTATATGCCAGCTCCAGATGATATTTGGGGCGTCACTCCTATGCCTTGGGCAGAAGGCAGAAGCTGGGCTAAAGGCATTGAAACAGGTATATCTGGTATTGGTTATTACCTTTTTAACTCAGATAGAGAATATTCCAATTCTCGTTCTGGTCCAGCTATTCAAGTTAAATCAAAAATTGCCTCTAAAGTTCGATTTAAAAATGTAAAATACATTAGCGACATTTTAACACGCTACGAAAAGAAATTCTCTCAACTAGATGAAACCACAATATCAACATAACGTAGCCACTTCATTTGCTTTGTGGTTTGATTATCACCTTCTTAGCAAAGGCCAAGCTTTCGATAACCAAACAGGTAAATTTTACAACTATGAAGATCCAAGAATTCCAAGCGCCTACAAAGTTTTTGGAAGCCCTCATAAACAATTCGTTTTTGATTCCAGTATATCTGGAGCAACTGTTCCCTCTGGCGTTTACGTAAATTCTATTTTTAAACCAAGAAGCAGCGGTTTAATAATGGATTATATGAATGGTCGCGTTTTGACAACTGGTATTGCTGCAAATGCTACTATTACTGGATCTTACTCTATAAAAGATTTTAATATCTACATGAGTAATGAAGACGAAGACGATCTTATCATTGAAAACAATCTTGAAGAAAATGCTAAATTTCCTTGGAGCGGAACTTATATTCAACCGTATGATGAATTAATTCCTGCTGTTTTTATTGTATCTGAATCTGTTAAAAATAAACCATTTGCCTTTGGCGGCGAAGATGAAACTCGCTCCAACATGAAGTGCGTTGTTTTTACCGATAATCCTTATCACTTAGACGGCGTATTGTCCCTTTTCTCAGATACCCAAAAGAAAGTATTTACCGAAAAAAACTTTAGCGACTATCCCTTAACCGAATATGGTGATGTCAAAAACTATCCTTATAATTACAGTGATTATTACGCTAATCCAAATGCTTCTGCCGAGTTGTTTATCGATGACGTTACTGTATCCAAACTAAAAGATAGTAGATCAAGAAGCTCCAATGTTAAAACCTACATTGGATTCATTGATTTTGAGATTACACAGTATAGATATCCAAGATCTTGATTATTCCATTTATAGATAAAAAAATGTAAAGTATTTCAAACCCTTTAAACTATGCCACGTAATAGAGTAATTTACCAATCAGACGCTTTGTTTGTCACTACTGGAACTGTAAATCCAACTGGCACGCACGCAGCCACAGACATCGGTCAACTTCACCGTGTTCAATCAGCCAGTTACGGCTTTAATGTATCTCGTCAAGATATTAATCAATTCGGCAACCTTGCTCGTATAGATGCTATTATTCTTGAAGCTCCTACTGTAAATCTTGATTTTACATACTACCTTCACGACGGAACAAATGAAAGACTACTTGGGTTTGTTACTGGAGCTACTTCCACAGGATTAGCTAGCGTGAGCAATAACGTCTTTTTGAGCGGATTAATTAACGCGGATACCTCAACAACTGTTAACGGAATCCCAGTTGGCGGTGGTCATACCGTTTCAGGAAGAAATTACTTTATTTTCACTTCTCCCGAAGGCGTAGATGCGAATGAAGCAACGCTTACTGGAGTAAATAATATTTCTGCAAATTCAAATACAATCGGAATTGGAAACGGTTACGTAACAAATTACTCAGTAGAAGCTTCGGTAGGTTCAATTCCAACAGTTTCTGTGACTGTAGAAGGTTCGAATATTAATGTTGTATCTGGTTCCGCTGGAACTGTACCCGGAACCACAACAGAAAATAACGCAACTGGTAATTTGCAATTCCAACTGCCAAATCCCGTAAGTGGAAGCTTAGGACTTTCTGCATTACGCCCAGGCGATATATACATGAGCCTTTCTGAAGGCTTATTGACTGACTTGCCAGCCGCTGACAGTCCAAACACAGCAGCTCATATTCAATCATTCTCTATTGAAGTTCCAATTAAACGAACCACATTACAGCGAATTGGAAATGCGTTTGGCTACACAAAGGTTGTTGATTTCCCGCTTGAGGTTACAGTTAATGTAAGCGCAAATGTTGCTGATCTTAAAGATGGCGCAGGCGGATCAGCAGGCCAAAATCTTATGAACCTTCTCGTCTCCGACGCGTCCAAAACTTTAACATTCCAATTTGCAGACTCTACAAAAACTAGTAAAATTGCTTACACTGTAAGAGGGTGCAAAATTGTAAGCGAAAATTTCTCCAGTTCAATTGGAGATAATAAAAAAGTTGATCTCGTATTTACCACCCAAATTGGCAGTCCCACAGACGCGCTGAATGGAGTATTCGCTGGAGTAACAGCGGGTTTGACTACTGCTGGCAATACATAATATATTATAAAATAATATAAACTAAAAACCCCCGAGAAATCGGGGGTTTTTTATTGCTTGTTGAGGCGAGCTTTGCTTCGGGGAGACTTGTTATTGGGCCGAATACACTATTACTTTAACGCAAAAAGCTTATTGCAGATCTGGGTATCCCAGTATTCTTTTGACCCCTCTGCGGTAATTCTGATGTCGTATTGCTCAGGCTCAATAAAGAGACGGTTAGTATCTTCATATCTGCCAGCGTCGATTCGATCTGCCCAAATCACAAAAGTCCCAACCAACCCGAACGCTTCTCGAGTTTTTATTGTAGGGCATACAAAATCAGCAATTGCCGATATCCCCGCCCGATTAATGATGTTGCATAAGACGCCTAGACGTTTAGCGTGTTCAATGCGATCTAACTCAGAGAAGCCAAGATCGCGGTGTATTTCGCGCCGAATCTCATCAGCGTTTAGATGAACTGCTGATAAAGATTTTGCTAACTCTTTTGCAATAGTAGTTTTACCAGCCCCAGGAAGACCCATAATTAGGATTTTTTTCACAGGACTGCATTCAACTAATACCCGATATCGGATATCCAAATATCTCAAAATCTTTTTTATAAAATTCATTTATAACTTGCAATGTTTCTGGAGTGTGATGATTGGTATTTTTGTTGTAGTTCCCGTTTCTTGCGTGAAGATTGTGGGACGCGACGCCAGACTTTGCTTGTACCCATTGTATACAATCCTCCAGAGTGCGCTCGTAATGATATATTTTTATGGGCGTATTTAAGGCTAAGATATTCTCATACGACGTGTCTAATAAATAATCACACTGCGGCTCAAGATGTCCGTCGTATTTATATATTCTTTCAAATCTAGGAAGAGATAGCTCTGACAATACAAAACTTTCGATAGTTGGAAATTTTTCAGCAAAACCTACTAGATCTGGTGCGCCTTGGCTTGAGCGGCGATTTAAATAAAAATATTCAGACACTATTCTTGTATATGGATTTCTGACAATCGAGAATCTTATATATTTTGGCCCGAATACTTCTTCTGGCAAAAGCTTTTTTAGCTCTCTATAAGTGCAATGTTGCAAGTTTTTTACTTCTACTTCTGCACGCTCGCCTTCTGTGAATTTTGAAAAATCTAAACTTGAGAATATTGGACTTTTACACTTACCAACGGTGTAAAAATTTTCTTCGTGCGACATGTCCATTAATTTTTCAATAGTTGTCCCCGCCGTCTTCGGGATGTGGACAAACAATACTTTTGTTTCGTGATTTATAGGCATATGTTTTTTGCTTCAAGGATTCTCTTTGCCTCGTTTAGTTTTGCATTTCCGCACAATGTCAATCCTATGAAGTGAACTATATGCGCGGACGAAAAAGCCAAACTATCCGAATATTCTTGATTGGTCACAGGATGATTAACCTTATTGACTCTGTATGTTTTTTTCACTCTGTATATTTTTTTACCCTTTGATTCTGTTAGTCCCGATACGTTTGCTTCAACGGTGGTTTCGGTTTGTCTAAAAAAACCACTGTTTCCATTGGCGTTCCCAACAATAAGTCTAAATACAGTCTTGTCTTGCAAAACATCAAGTTTGCATAAACCATGCATCATGAAATAGAAATTCATGAATGACTGCTCAAAGAAATACCTTCCCGGCCATACTTTTATCAACCATGATACAATTTCAAAATGTGCGCGCATCTGAGCCGTATTACAAAAGAAAAATTGACCAGCGTTAAATGGCGTTGGCGTTATCTCCTTAAGGATATCGCCTTGTCTTTTTGTTGTAAAATCCAATCCATGATTCAACGTATTTGGGGATATTTTTTTGTGTAAGATTTCTGGTCGCTGTGCAACTTGCAGATATTTTGGATCAACGTTGATATCAAAAATATCAGACAGGGGTTTTAAGCAGACGATATCGCAATCAAGAAACAAAATTTTTCCATAATCATTTATTTTTTCGTAATTGAATATTTCCGTCTTTTGGATTGACGCCTCAATTCCATTTCTTGGCTCTCGCATTATACAAAAGTCATAAGTTAGTCCAGATAAGCATTCCAAGTTTCTTATCGTGTCTACAAAATTTTGTTGAGTGATGAATAGAATATGAAAGTTTAAATTTGGCGTGAATTTCACTATGCTCTTGATGCACATTTCCATCAAATCAATATACGCTTTGTCTTTAAACACACTGAAGTATACGAGATTTTTTTTACCTACTATATCGGTAGTTTTATTAATAGCTACGTCAAATTTTCTATACATGTGCGCAGATATTATACCCTTATCGGTACTAGTATCGGAATAAACAGTTCTGAAATTATTTCGGTATAAATCTATCATATGCGTTTCCAAGACAAGGATTCTTCGTCCCAATCATAATCCCCTTCTTCGGTTGGGAACGGTGCGGGAGGGGTCCAATTAAAATTTTCATCTAGCGTCCACGAAGGAAATGGCTGTGGAACAAGGAACGTTTTCCGCTTCCTGTCGTATATTTTACCAATATCTCCTTTTGTTTTCGTAGGATATTCTGGGTCATATGCTAATACATACGATGTTTTGTTTGGTAGCGTTTCTATAAAATCTGGATATGCTAAAATTATATTTACGACTATATCATTTTCATCCAACAACGAGTACACTGGAACATCTTTTTGCACAGTAAGATTACTCAATATTCCAACTGTATTTTCTGATTGACTTGATGAGGCTTCGTTCATAAATATTATGGATATAGATATCTTACACAAACTAGTCCCTGATATCCATTCCCACCCACTCCGCCGTAGTCACCTCCACCGCCACCGCCAGCGCCAAACTGATTACCACCTGCTCCAGCGTTGGGATACGGATTTGCCCCACCTGCTCCCGCCCCGCCGCCGCCATTGCCCCCGTTACCGCCAGCTTGACCACCGCCACCACCTCCCGGACTATATAAAATGTTACCGAAAAGTGCGGATAAATTATTGTATGTTTTGCCCGGTCCTCCCTTTCCACCATTTGGATAACCTGCGCCTCCTGCAAAGCCAACGCCATCCATTCCACCCCCGCCACCAGAGATAGTGCCCCCGCCCAAACCGCCATTGTATCCTTGGCTTCCAGT